CCACGTTGTTCGTGATCTTCCCACCGTACAGGGGCGTGGCCTCCGGCCCATACACCCACTGACTCTCACCTGTTTCTTTTTCCGTGCCGTCAGCTTGCTTGGATTTCTTGCGTTGTTTGCGTAGGTCCGGATACAGGATGCGCATGCCGTTGGGCAGTACGATCTCCTCCTTGCGGAAGGTGAGACATTTATACACGATCTCTTCGCCCCCGGCAAGGCAGCGCACCAGCAGCTCCTCCATCATGCTCCAGAAGGTCTTCACCGGCCATGCTGCAGCGCGGTATTTGTCGATGATGGCCTTGGCTGTGATGCAGTGCACAAGCAGTTCCTCGTTCGTACAGATGTGGGGAATCTCCATCATCCGCTTGACGTAGTCCTCGTTGTTCACGAACGCCTGAATGGCCTCCGCCGTCACGCCCAGCTTCTTGGCGTCCGCCTTGGAGTAGCGCAGCGGGGGTGCCCCGAGGAAGCCAACCAAAAGCTGCTGCGCGAACGACGCCCACCCGAGGCCATACCCGGCACCCAGCAGGGCAGACTTGGCAGACTGGCGCTCCACCGGATGGCTGTCCTTGGTCATGCCCGGGATGTTGAACATCTGCGCGCCGAACTGGGCGTAGGGATCACCGCCTGCACGGAAGATGTCCAGCAGTTCCACGTAATCAGCCAGCCACGCCAGCACACGCGGCTCGATCTGCGAGAGGTCACCCACCGCCAACTGATAGCCGTCGGGAGCCATGATCGCCTTGCGCAGGAAGCTGCCGCGCTTTAAGTTCTGCATGTTGATGGCGCTGCCCTTGCTGGCCGTCCACCGCCCGGTCGATGCCCCGTAGTAGGAAAGTGGTACAGGCAGTGCCCCACGCTGGGAGATTTCTAGGAACCGCTGCGCCCGCGTGCGCTCCGTCGTGGACTTGACCTTGAGTCGGGCTTCGCAGAGCGCTGCAACCTCTTCGTTGCCCCCGTTGAGAAGGGCTTGAAAGAGCGCGTCATTTTTCGCAAGGGCAAGCGTACGCTTACCAGTCGTCTTGCTAATCTTCGTAGGCGGCTCAACCCCAAGCGCTTCGAGTGCTTTCGCAAACTGCGGGTTCGAAGCCAGAACAGCTTCATCCAAGTTGAGCCTCTGTAACAGTCCTTCACGGGTTTCCTTTTCTTCTTCAATGGCGTCCAGCAACATGTTCTGATCAAGCTGCAGCACCGGGCGGGTGTACATCTTGAGCGTCATGTCGATCAGTCGGAGTTCCTTCGCTGGGTATCCGGCCACAAGGCGTGTGAAAATCTGCTCGCATAGATATACGTCGTGCTTGCAGTACTCTGCGAGTTCAGATTCCACGTTGGCGTCCAGCTCGGTTTGACCATCCGTGCTATGTACGGCTTTCCCTTTTTCGGGAAGACCAAAATCGTTTGCAAGTCGGGCGAGACTGTTGCCAACCTCCACGCCTCGGAGAGCGCGCGCCATTGATAGCGTATCGAAGATGAAGGCGGGGTGTACGGCGAACTTCCAGCCCATAATTGATACATCGAACTGTGCGTTATGGGCAAGCACTGCGGTTCGTCCCCAGTCGATTCCAGAAAAGAACTCAGATAGGTCTGATCCTCGTACCCATCTAATTGGCTCGTCGCTTCCATATACATGGACGCAAGCTCCGAATGCTTTGAAACGTTCATCTCTGATGTACTCCTCGGTGGTCATCTTCGAGAGCGTGTAGCTCTTGCTGGCCCAGCGCGTCTCGAAGTCGATGCTCAGTATCTGATCGTATGGTTTGCTCAATTAAATAGCTCCTTGGGCGGCGCGTCGTCCATGACGGACTCCTGCACGTACTCGTTCACAGCGCCCAGCAGACTCACCGCATCCATCTCGTTGGTGTTCACGGCCATGACCTTGAACCGCTCGAACGGTTCCTTGCCGATCAGCACCATGCCGTGCAGGTTGTCGTCCAGATAGCACTGGATCAGCTCGGAGATGACGATACGCAAGTGCTCGCGTTGGTCGGCAGACATCTTGTTGACTGCGATCTCCATCTCATCGGCGTTCTTTATAAGCATAGCAATCTCTCTTTCAGTGTTTTCAGATTGTCCTCCCGCGCCACGAACACAAACCCACCAGCGGCACAGATCGCGTCCAGCTCCCGCTCCTGCAGCGCCGTGGTCTTGCCCTTGCCGGCCTTGCACTCGATGCCGAGGAACTTGCCGTTGAAGCAGCAGATGATGTCCGGCACCCCAGCGCGTCCCATGCCCGCCATGTAGGGCGAGAAGTGATAGATGCGAAACTCGTCGAGGAGTTTCTTGACCGCAGCCTTTACCTTGCCTTCAGGAGTAATCGCCACGCTCCACCTCCCGCAGTTTTTGCATGTAGTGCTGGGCCTTGCCGGCGTCGTCGCTGCCATCCTTGCGTCCAGCGCGCAGGCTGTACTTGATGATGTTGCCTTTGAGGAAACCCACGAACTCGTCGTGCGTGAGCACTGCCTCCATCACATGCCACGGCTGAATCGGCATGTCCTTGTAATGGCTGCCACTGACTTGCAGGTCGTCTGCGCTGGTGCCATTCAGGCCGTTGTAAAGATTGGTCATAGTAGTGCGTCCTCGTAGTCACTTAGGTTGTTTGGCTTTTTTGCTTGCCGGTGCAGGTACTCCAGCACTTGCGGGTCGGCTCTCTGGAACGGCCACCACGCCCCGCTTTGCAGCGCGCTTAGCTCCGACTGCTGCGAGGGACTCCAGCGTCGTGTGCCTGTGTCCGCCCGAGCACTGGCGTCGGCGGTGGTTGGTGTTTGTTTTCGCGTCATAGCGTGTCTCCAGAACTAGCGTGGCCTTGCCACAGGTAGGGCAGCGCATCATAGGTCTTGCCCCGCTCGGCTAAAGATGTTGAACTCTCTTATGCTGATGATGCGTGCCGTTTGCTTGGTAGATAGCCCGGGGATGTGGCTGATGTCGCGGCCCTTCTCTCGTTCACGCTCGACCGCCATCGTCTGGTTGTGCGACAGTGTTGCTGCCGCTTTCAGATGGGGGTCAGTTGCGAACATGGACGGGCGAGGGTTATCGCGCCAGTGGAACGGACTGTCCGGGGGGCATTTGCATTTGTATTTCATTTCTTCCTCTCAGGTTTGGGGCAGTGCGGGGGCGGGACGACCACGCACCACACAGCAGCCAAGCGTTTGCCCGTTGCTTGCCAGCGGTCGATGTACGTGTCGGGCATTTTTCTGACGATCCTGTGGGCGTGCGTCGGATCAGTACCTGCAAGCTCTGCGATCTGTGCAACGGTTAGCCCATCTGAAGCTCGTAGAACATCTCGCACTCTGTTGATCCGAACATTACTGCCCATAGCTCACCGCGAACCAGACAGACGCCCACGCCAGAACGACAATAGCCCAGAAGCAGATGTTCTCCCACAGGCCCTCAACCTCACCGAGCAACATCACGAACGGGATCGTGAGCAGCAGCATGACCACAGTGGCTAACAGAAATAGAACGATTGCTAAGGTCATCATTTCTCCTCTTCTTTCTTCCCCTGAAGAATCTGCACGCGCCATGTGATGTAGTTGTGCTTCTCACCGTGCGCTTTAAACACCTTGGACAACTCCTGCACAAGCTCCTGCAAGCACTCACCTTTCAGTTCGTAGAAAGATGCGATACGGGCCTCGAACTTCAGGTCTTCTGTTACTGCATGTACGCTACTCATTTCATTTCTCCTCTTGCGCGGATGGCGGTGGCGATGGCGTCCGGCCAATCATCGGTATCAGCAAGCTCATGCAGAACATGCGTCTCTGCCGCTTTCGCACACTCCTCTCGCTCGGCTGCGACCATCTTGTCGATAGCGTGCAGCCAGCCTCGTTTTTCTGACTCAATGGTCTGTCCCCGAACTTCCTCGGCAACAAGGGCGGCGAACTTCTCAAGTTCTTCCTGCGTCAACGTCCAGAACCCGTTGTGCCATGCGTCCACCTTGTCGGCATCGCAAGCCTCCCGCGCCATGCGGATGATGTCTTCTTTCATTTCAAAAACCCCACGATCTGCTCATACACGCCGTTGCGGGCGCTGTTGTCTGACTCATACTTGTTCCACCCTGCGTAGCGCATCTCTGTCTCTGCGCGGCGCAGCAGTTCAACCGCACAATCACGCTCCTCAGACAATTCCTTCATCACCTCAATGACGGCCTGCTCGTGCTTGAGCAAGATGGCGCGAATCATCTCCATCGGCGTTTCAATCATGGCAACCGCTGCGGCTTTGACTTTCTCATCGTCTGTCTTTGCCTTGGCAACGGCTTCCGCGTGTAATTTGCTCAATGGTTTCATGACGCATACCCATCTGTAATGACTTTGTTCTTCGCCTCCTCCAGCGCGCCGATCAGGGTAAGCCGGTCAGGCACTGTCGATGTCTTGATCTTGAACTGGCCCCGGTCTTTCCAGAAGCACAGCACAATCACAGAGTCTGGCAACTCGTCAATTGCCTCGTTTAGCACCGCTTTGGCCTGCACCTTGTGGTGGTCAGGGATGGTTAGGGTTTTGAGTTTGCTCATTCTTGCCCCCTTGCGCGGATGGCGGCGGCGCACTCCAAGTACGGGCGTGTGTAGTAGTAATCGTCCCCATTATTTCCTTTTGGGTCGTTAAAGATGTCCTCACACACCTTCGCACACGCCTCGCGCTCGGCTGCAACAGCGGCCCGCAGTTCTTCATCGTCGCGAATTTCGCGAAATGTCACTCGGGTATCCATCATCTGCCACTGGCAGGTGCAGCCTTGCAAGATGCTGTTGTGAAACCCTCTGACCAATCCACAGTTTGGGCAGTTATTCATTTCTTTTCTCCTCTTGCGCGGATGGCGGCGGCGCAACCGCTTGCTGAGTATTGGTGCAGCACAAGGTCGTCGCACA